TGACACCGTGTCAGCGTCGCTTACAGCCTTGGGACTCAAGCCTGTCACCGATCCGCGCAACGCACGACCGCTCACCGTGTTCGTGGAATTACCGACGTTTACTTGTTTTAACAACCAAATTGCAGACATCACAGTTGATCTCCGAGTCCTTGGCGCGCCACCCGGCAACCAAGATTCAAGCGACTACATCCTCGGCGTCGTGGACACAATCATGAACAGCCCTATTGCTGTTGTGAGTGGCTCACCGTCGCTTGCTCAAATCGGTTCACAAGAACTACCCGCATACGACCTAACAATTAGAATCGCTTCCAAGCGCATCCCATAAAGGAAAAACAATGCCCACAACAAAAACCGTTTACCTGTCCAACCCAACCGTCTTAATCGGAGCCGTGGATGTCACGCAGAACACCTCTGCGGCCTCGCTTGAAATTGGTTACGACTCACTTGAATCAACGACCTTTGGCGATACCGGGCACCGTTTCGTGTCGGGCCTCCAAATGGTAAACGTCACCTTGACAATGTTCCAAAACTACGGCGCAGGCGAAGTTGAAGCCACTCTGTTTGATGTTGTCGGAGACGGCACCACCACACTGGTTATCTCGCCATCAGGCTCAACCGAATCTGCCTCTAACCCTGAGTACACAATCAGCAATGCAATGATGTCATCGTTCACCCCAATCGTCACAACCGTTGGAGAACTGAGCCAAGTCTCAGTCACCTTCACTGGTGGCACTTGGGTCCGCGACATCGTCAGCCCGTAATCAACAACTAACAAAAGGACCCCGACATGATTGGCATGACATTAAAAGTAGAAATGGCTGACGGTGAAACATTCGAAGCACCGATCACCTACGGAGTTGCGTGCAGGTGGGAAGATCACCACCCCACGCTCTCCGTGGGCCGTTTCTTAGAAGACATGAAGTTCAAGCCTCTCGCATGGTTGGCTTGGGATGCGTTACGAACCAAAAAGATTGTGGTCCCGTTGTTTAACAATTGGGTTGAAAACGTTATGGATATCACGTTTATCCCAAAAGCCAAACAGGGCCCGCAGGAAGAGCAACAAACCTGATCGCGCAGCTCGCTGTTCGTACAGGCATCAGTCCGTTGGATCTGATGGAAACACCAGCCCAGATCATTGACGAAATGATCAGGTTGATAATCGAGCAGAACGAGAGCAAAAAATGAGTCTTGGAATAGATCTGAAACCAACAGGGCTTAAAGAAGCTCTGCGGACGATCAATTCCATTGACCCTAAATTGCGTCGCGCTTACGGCAAGCAGATCCGTGAACTAGGCAAGGTCGTTGTTGACGCAATTACACCGCTGGTTCCGTCGTCGTCGCCCACTCGAGGCATGGATGGGCAGTGGCGTACCGGGTGGAAGAACGGTCAGACCAAGAACATTGTGGTTAAGACCAACACTCGAAAAGCACGCAAACGCAACATTGAAAAAGGTGCCCAGTATGAAACTATTGGCACGATCACTGTAGGGACAAAAGGTGCAGCACTCGCGATTGCAGATATGGCTGGCAAGGCTGGCGGTGGAGGCCGTGGTGGTCCGCGTAGTCGCCCAAACTTTTCGGGATTACTTACGCAAAAGATTGGTCGCGGTCCGTCGCGCATGGTTTGGGCTGGTGGCGAAAAAGCGATCCCAGACTTCCAAAAAGCCTTAGAGCCTGTTATCAAAGAGGTAATCTTTGAAGCGAACAAGGAACTAATGAAAGTTAAATTCTGATGGCAATTAACATTCCGATTCTTACTGAGTTTTCCGATGCTGGCATCAAATCCGCTCGAGCCGCTTTCGGTAATTTTAAGACTGCCGTTGCTGACGCCGAAGGTGGCATGGGCAAATTTAAGGCTGGTTCCAAAGTCGCTTTAGACGCCGTCGCCGCTAACGCTGCTACTTTTGGGATTGCAGCTGGTGCCGCTTTAGGGAAGTTTGCTCTTAAAGCAATTGGCGACTTCCAAGACCTAGCGTTATCTGCAGGCAAATTTTCGGACGCTACAGGTCTGGCCGTTGAGGACGCCTCACGCTATATCGAAGCCGCTGGGGACATTGGCGTTCCCATTGACAAAGTTGAAAGCGCAATTGGTCGCCTCAATAAAACGATTGGAAAAGACCCTGACAAAGTCCGCGATCTTGGCGTAGATCTCGTCTACCTTAAGGACGGATCGCTAGACGTCAACGAAACATTCTTAAACACGATCCAAAGAATTAAAGACATTAAGGACCCAGCCGAAAAAGCCAAAGTTGCTACCGAGCTGCTTGGTAAAGGCTGGCAAGGGATGGCCGAACTTATTGAAGGTGGCGCAGATAATCTCCGAAAGTCCCTTGACAGTGTTTCGGGTTCAAAAGTTATTAGCGAAGATGATTTGCAAAACGCCAAAGATTACCGCGACGCAGTAGATGATCTTAAAGGAAAATTTGAGGATGTCACCTTAGAAGTCGGCAAATATCTTGTCCCTAAATTAGTTCAAGTTTTAGAAATTACTGAAAAAATTAGTGACACAGTGGGCCTTATTCCTGATCCATTGTTGCATCTTGCAACAGGTGGTTTTTTTGCTAGTGCTGACGGTCAACCGGGCTGGGCAGAAGAAAAATTGGCTGGCATGAATGCCGAATTGGACAAGTACACCAGTTATTACCGCAGTCGAATTGACGCCATTGAAGGTGTCACTGGAGCAATGGACGAACAAAGCGACGAAGCAACAGAACTTGATGAGGCTTGGAAGGGCCTAATCGGGACCCTTCAAATTGAGCGCGCAATGACAAGCGCAAAAGATCAACTGGACCAACTCAAAGAAAAAGCGGTTGAGGCTTTTGGAGGTTCAAAAGAAGCGGTTGCCGAATATGAAGCAGGTTTAATTGACGCACAGTTAATGGTTTTGAGACTTGCGGAGGACATTAATTTGACTGCCTCGCAACAAACAAGAATTAAAGTCCTTGTTGAGACGGGCGAAATTGAAAAAGCGTTAGATCTGCTTGATCGTGTTAGGACTAGTGGCGGCAGGTTAGGTATTGAAGAACAACGGTTTCGTGGTCCGAGAGCCCTCGGGGGTCCGGTCGCTGGTGGCTCGACTTATCTTGTGGGTGAGCGCGGGCCAGAGTTGTTTACACCGTCGTCGTCTGGGAACATTACGCCGAACCACGCAATGGGTGGCGGAGCGAACATCACGGTCAATGTCAACGGTGGCGACCCCAACAGCATCGTTAGAGCCTTGCAACAGTACGTGCGTCAGTTGGGCCCAGTGCCTGTAAACACTAGGGCGATGTAATGCCAAAGATGACTTGGACTGTCACGGCTGACGGAGGCGCAACAAGTTTTACTAGCCGTGTTTTGTCGTTAAACATTACTGGTGGTCGTGAACAGTATTTGGACACTTATTCGGGTGGTCAATGCGTTATCACACTTAATAACAACGACAATTTTGCTGCAACTGTTGAATACGGCAAAATGCTGACGGTCAAAGGTACATACCTTGCTGGCGATTTTAACTGCCATTTTTGGTTACAAAAAATAACATATGACGATTACCCTGGCGACACAGGTTTAAGCACCGTCACGTTTACTTGTGCTGATTTCATTTCTAGGGCTGGTCGAATCCAAGCAACTAATTTTGTGATTGCTCAAGATACTTGCGATAACCAGTTAGACACTTTTAGTAGTTCAGGTATTTTGCCTGCCGATATGGGCGTCATCGGTTACGGTTCAGGTTCCATTGCTAGTGGAACTACTTATACTGGCACAGTCACCAATTATTTAAACTTTCTTGTGACCACAGAACGGGGTTACTGTTTTTTAGAGGGCAATGCCCTTCAATTTATTGGGCGTACTTATGTTTCAACCCTTGCACCAATTGCAACAAAAATAGGTCGTACAACGTCAACAACAAAGATTGCATACCAACAGTTTGAACGCATAGCGGCAGGTTTTGAATTTATTAACACGGCGACAGTTTTACCTAACGGCTTGGCTAGCCAAACCAGTATTAACGCCACTTCTGTTTCAACATACGGCCCTGCGTTTTATTCGTCGTCAACAGTTGATTACACAACTACGCAGGCAAGTGGTAACGCTGATTGGATTGCAAACAATTTTGACGACCCAACGCAAGAACGGTTTACTTGTTCTTTCAGTGATGTAGCGCAAAACAGCGACGCTTTAGAATCATGGTTGTATGAATGTTTTAGTTCAAACAACAGAACAGTCAATTTTGAGTATCGGCCGCCGAATCAACTTAGCGATTACAGTCAAGACATGGTGATGGAAGGCTATAAAATTAACGTGACGCCGGAGCAAACCACTTTTGATTTGTCGTTTAGTCCGTTGACGTACTACCAATTTTTTACGCTTAATTCATCAACTTTAGGTATTTTAGACACCAGTCGACTCGGCTGGTAAAGGAGAAAACATTATGGCTACACCACCAGATTTCAGTTCGGGCGCAGTCCTGACAGCGGCACAAATGAACGCTGTCGGCATGTGGAAAATTACTAGTGGTACTGTTACTAGCGGTTCATCGTTTGACATAACTAATTTCAATGCTGACTATGAATCGTACAAACTTGTTTTGACACAAATTCGTACTGTGGCTGGTTTGCCTTCAATTCAGTTGCGATTACAAAACAGCGGTACGCCTGCGACAACTGGCTACTACTACGGTGTCACACAGGTTGATGTCGCTGTCGGCACTGTTTCCGTTTTTCGTGGAAATAACGCTGCACAATTTGACACAGGTGCCGTTCAAAACGGCGGTGCTGCGTCGGGTGCTTTAAGTTTTGAAATACACAGCCCTTTTGCAACGCAATACACTTCAGTTAACGGGCAGTCAATAGACACCCGTTTGGCTGGTTCTTACGTTGGTATCACTTTTGCGGGTCAACTTGGCAACACAACTTCCTACAACGGAATTAGAATCTTGCTTGCTTCATCAACCTTTACTAATTGCAACTACAAACTTTACGGATACAGGAACTAACCATGAACCGAACCCACATTGACATTGACGCAGAAGGCAACCAGACCGAACGGCCCTACACGCCCGAAGAGGAAGCCGACGCAGACATTCGACAAGCCGAAGCCGAAACAGCCGAAAAGTGAAAACTCTCGCCGTGATCGCAGCTCTCGCCGTCGTCCTCATGTTTGTCGTCACAGGGTGTAGCGACCGCACTCGAGACAACTGCGAAACCCAACCCACAGCCACAAGGTGCAACCAATGAAAAAGTACACAAACTCAGAAATTAAAGCCCGACTAATACTCATCGTTGGTATTGCTTTAGCCGTAGCGTTTCTAGGTTCAACTGCAGCTTTGTTGTACGGCCTGCTATTTGTAATTCAACCTTTGGAAGTCAGCCCTAATGACGAATCAGCGTGGGCGTTACTATCACCAATGATGTTGTTTCTTACCGGTGCTTTATCTGGAATTTTGGCAAGTAACGGCCTTAAAGACAAGGGAGACAAACAAGATGACTGACTACCCGGTACTACCACTAATCATGCCGACCGACCTAGAAGGTCAAAAAAACGGCGAAATCAAACCAGCCTTACTTCGAGACATTAAAGCACCGAACGGCAAACTGCACAGCCTCGCGGCCACAGCATGGAACGCGTTACAACTCGCCGCGTACTTTGACGGAATAGAACTGAAGCACGTCGGTGCATACCGCCCACTAACCCAACAAACCGCCTTGTTTAATGAACGGTACGAAGCAAAACCAAACTTTCGTAAACCTCAAGTGACCCGCAAATACAACGGTCAAGTGTGGTGGCTGAAACAAGGTTTCGCCCCAGCAGGCACACCCGGTACGAGCAACCACGGCTGGGGGCTCGCCATAGATGTCGCGTCAGCTTCAGGCAAACGACTCGAATGGTTACTAGGCGACGGATTCTCCACCAGCAACGCCTTAAAATTTGGGTTCTCATGGGAAGTCAAAAACGGTGCTAACGCAGAAGCATGGCATATCCGATACGTCTGCGGAGACAACCTGCCACAAGCCGTCCTAGATGCCATAGCGGCTTTTCCTACACTCGACGCGCGGTGACTTGACATTTGGTCTGGGAGTCGGTCTAATGACTGGCAACCAAGTGCGTCCCGTAATAGCGGGACCCCGACCGCAGGAGGAAACAATGCAACCATCCCTTTTTGACGTTCTCGAAGTTCCAGCCGAGAAACTCAAATACGAAGCCTTCAAAGAAGCAAACCCGTGGGTCATTGAACGACTCACCAAAATGTGTTACGCGCTGTACAACAACGGCCACAACCATTACGGCATTGGCGCACTCGTAGAAGTCCTACGCTTTCAGCACTCAACCACTTACGACCCAAACAGTGAGTTCAAGTTCAACAACAAC